GGTAGCTTCGAGTCCGCAAAGTTCCATCGCAGTTGCCTTAATAGCCGCTGCCTCTTTAGACTCGATTACACCTGCAGCGAGATCGGGTTCACGTTTTTCAAGCATGGTCTTAATAGCCTGGATTCTTGATTTCGCCTGGGCATCATCATACGGGATCATATCCCGGCGCTTGGCCAGGATGTCGGTATGAACATAAATAGTCCCTGTCTTGAGCTGTCTTAAATACCGTGTCATTAGATTCCCTCCTTGTCTTAAAGTCCCCGGGCCCCCCCTTAGCAGGCCCAGGGAAAAAGTTTATAAAAAGCAATTCCTAATTGATAAATATCAATTAGAACACTCTCCAACCAGCCGCCCACACATCGAAAATAGCGGCATTGGTATTGGCATGGCCAAAGGTAATGTCAATGGTACCGTTGGTTATAAAGACCACGCCCTCGTTTGTATCACCGCCCAGGTCGCTATCTGAAACCAACACGGTCTGAGTGACCGCAGAATTAAGATCACACGTTCCCATGAATCCAGCAGCAGCGGCACCCAAAAGGTGGGTCTGGGTAGCAGAGGCGTTACCAATATCCGCAGTGCAAGTGGCGCCCTCCGCGGTTGTCACCCTGACGCCGACGTGTTTCAGCAAAAATCCGGCTGGTACCTCAAACACCTGGAGGATATCCGATGCAGCAAATCCGGTACTCGGTAAATCAGCGTCCAGGCCCCCATTAGCAATGAGATCTGGGATATTAATATTAGCCATGAAAGGCGCGTCTCCAGGCGCCCCATAAGCCATACCGTAACCCCTGCTTTTAAAAGCGTATGTAGTCATAATTAATTCTCCTTAACTTTAAAGTTTGGGACGGTAATAGGACGATAAGGAGGTTAAAACGCCCCATCACCGCCCCTGGGACGTTTAACCGTCCCCACCGTTACGAACATAGAGATCACAAAGACATTCAGTCTTTAAGACCTCGTACCCGTACACATTAAGCCCTCGAACCAGGGTACCGAAGGTACTCTCAGACCGGAGGGACTCCATTTTCGTCATCTGTGCCGCGAAAGACAGTCCTTTGATCTGACCTGCCAACGCATGATAAGCCGTGTACGAACCATCCGTCACGGAGGTTAAAAGGTTAGACTTGTAAACGGTGAATTCGTCGATCATACCGATCCTACCGTTACGCAAGATTGACTGTCCATCCCCGGTTAAAGAGGCATCTTTCAGGTCAGACTTTTTGATTTTACCAACCATCCAGGCAGCGAAAACCATCCACCGGGAATTGTCCGGGACATTCTGTTCTGTAAGAACAGTTCCACAGTCAACAATGAAGTCCAGGATATTCGCCTTTGTAATAGCCAACGGGGACCCGGATGATCCCAGGTCAATGTCACCGGAGATCTTACCAGCGGTTGCCCCCTTGTTATAGGTGTCCGCGTCCGCGTAAATGTCACCCAGCACACCCGTATCAATGGTGATTTTCATTTGTTCCCCTGCATCGTCTGACCAGCTATTCATCAGGGGAATGTCAGTTTGGTGTTTGTCAATGTCGTCACAGATAAAATTGAACACGTGAACCCGTTATTTCTAACGGCATGGACTATCTCATCACCCCAATGGGGCGCTCTGCGCTATAACTCAGATTTTATAAGGACCTTGTTTGAAATCAGTTAAACTTATGAGCTTGTATTGCATGGAAGGAACAATGAAGGGATGAATTACTTCGCTTAACTTCAACCCTATACTTAAACCCCGGCTAAGGTAATAACCTCCGCTTTTTTTATGTTTCCTGATTCGTAAGTCAATCCTATATCGAGAAATCAACCACTCACGAAATCTTTCAACATCTTCTTTTGGAAAACCATACGTTCCCCAAACAATAAACCCACCGGTTTTCGGAGCTTTGTTTTTATGGACGCAACCATCGTCTTGCCACCACAATGCCAGGCCTTCGGTTGTTATATTGTCAAGCGCCCAATCCGATATTCTTTTTTTGCCATTTATGTATATATTTTTGGCAATAAATTTAAGCCTTGGATGGACTCTTGTTTGCAGCCTGACAGCCGGGTATATTTTGCCGGTTTTTTTCAACTTTACAAGTGTGTCTTTAGTTTCCAGTTGATAATCAAACAAATCCTGTATGATCATTTGTTTATGGACAGCGTAATCCGCCTGCCTTCGAGAATGACTAAAGGAAAATTTATAGTTTCCTCTTTTTGAACCGTCTCGAAATGGATTTTGATATAAGCTGGCATCACCTAAAACCATACCGACAATCGCGCCCCTAAGTTCCTTCCTGGTCCTCTTCGGTGTCATATCCTGACTCCTACTGCTTTAATCTGAATTTAGTCTCTGAACCTTCCCTTTTCTGGGCTTGGCTGCTGATTACCCTCGACTTTACGTTAGGGCTTCCAGCAATTCACAGAGTGTTTACTTAGTAATTACTTACTAAGGGTACCTCAAGAGCACAAAATTAGCAATTAGCCGCTAAGTCGAACTCAAATTGATACTTCGCTTTATCAATGAGCAACTCTTTGTTGGGTGCCTCCGGGCGCTGGATCTTCAGCGTCATATTCTTGGAATAATCATTAATCTGAATATCCGGTACGGTCCGGATTATTACTTTGTCCCCAACGTCTTTGATCTCGCCCGAGTAATCGGTATTGCTTATCGCAGCCAGGACAGTTGCAGAGTAGAACTTCACGAGCAACTTTCCCGACCATATCTCAGGCACGAACGTCCCGCTATATTGCGGGGTTCCGCTTGCAGCATCAACAGCCATGTTATATCCTCCCTGCTACATAGATGACGTTGGGAAGGTCATATTTTTAGGCCTGCCCGGCACCTATGGAGCGCTGAAAGTTATCTGAAATTATCTTAAATTGTTCCTCAGTGATTTTACCTTTAACCCGGTCAGTTACCGCCGTATTGAACTGGGCGCGTGTAACCATGGCAGGTTGCCCGCCTTCGGGTTGTGTAATTCCGGTCCTTACCCCCGTGTCAAACGGTACTACCTGGCCCGCTAAGAGGTTCGGTTGAACGACGTTCGGCGTAGGATTAGGGGTTTCAATGTTAGGTGTTTGTTTCCCGTTTGATTTGTAGGCGAGGAAGTATTTAGCGACGCCTTTAGCGTCCAAAGCCATATGTGCGGCGGTCATGTTATCCTGGCGGGGAGTAGTTGAAAGCCCGTCCGGCTCTCGCAACCATGCCAAGAAATCAGGGTTTTTATTCAACGTCCGCCAATCATTAACGTCCAGATCGAGCGCGTCGTAATAAATATCGGCCTCTGATTTGACCTGCTTTTCCGCTATCTTGCCTGTCTCACCCTTGAGAAGCGCGAGTTCGGATGCCTGTTGTTTGACCAGGTTCACCAGGTCAATCATTTCGGCTCCGTATCCCGCGAATTTGTCAGGGTCTAATTCCTCTTGCCCGTCCTGGGGCCGCGCTTCCTGGAAGGAAGGCTCTGCCGCTGGCGCTGGGGAGTTAGCGTTCAAAGACACAATCAGCGAATTGAGATTAGCTATCGTTCCGGCTTGCTTTTCCAAATCGGACCGCAGCTCGGTCAAATCGCTGTTATACTTGCCTTGCAGAACATTGTATTTATGCTCCCATGTATCGCCATCTTGCAGTTGAGGTTGAACAGGTGTCTCCATGGGCTTTGCAATCTGCCCTGGCAGCTCACCAGGTTCGGCACTGACAAACTCAGTTCCAGGGTTCACATTGACAACCTTGGGGACGTCTGAAACGACCTCAACGGGTGTCGCACTGGCTAATTGTTTCTGTAATGCTTCCGCTTTATCCGCCTGTTTTTGTATTGCATCGGGTACAGCCATGAGTACATTCTCCTTTTTGCGAGTCGCCGTTACGCGGTGTTCGCGGTTATGGCACCGTGAGTCGCCGTTACGCGGTGTTCACGGTATGCCGTTAATAAAAAAGGCCCCATCGGTTGAAAAAGTGCCGGATATTCCGGGTTTTTCATCCAATGAGGCCTATTAAGACGTTTCTGGCTAAGTCCTGGGTGTTTCCTTTCGGAGAAGTCCGGGACCGCTATTTATTTTATTCTTTCCAGTTAGTCATACAAAACAACTGCTTTTCATCCCCGCCATTATTACCTGGAAGGATCAAGCGCCCCTCCCGCTTCTTTGAGTACATAGGATGGGATATGAAATAAACAATCTCATTCTCATAATACACATATATCCCCGACCGGGTGAATTCATCCCCCCCGTACTGCCGGCTTTCGACTTTCACACCCTTTTCTTTCATTTGCCTGTCAACACGCTTGGCAGCCATTTCATGCTGCATCTTGTCAGTCTTTGGATTGCCGGTCACTTTCAGGACCAGGCTCACCCCCAGCTTAGCAAGGATCTTGCGGAGTGTCTCACCCACCCAAAACTTGCATTGAGCAGGGCTTTCAAATTTTACGGGCTTGCACTGTTTCCAAATAAGCGCCTGATTATCAATATCCCGGTCCCTTATTTCGTCAAGGGTTAGGTGTTTCGTCAGATCCACTACTTTGGCCATGGCCCTCCGCCTCCTTTATGACTTTCTGGACAATATCATTGTCGATTGCCTCTTTAATGGAATCGCCCATGGCATCATCATCAAGGCCATCCTTCGCATTGTCCAGGATCTTACCTGCCTCAAAAGGAGTCTTTTCCTTTTCAATAGCCTCTTCCATAACATCATCATCGATTGCATCTTTAAGGCCTTTGGCAGCAGGCCCAGTATCCATAATTCTACGGTCATGTTCGACTTCTGCCAACCCAAGGCATCTAATCATATACCTACCTCGAGTCTTTACGGCGTAGCAGATATAAACAAAGCCTCCGAACTCAAAAATGGTCTTTTCGTCCATAGGGTCCTCACCATAAGGGACCTTTAGGACGCGGACCTTGCGCTTTGCCGCTTTCTCGGGATCCCACTTAGGTTCAGGCGTTGCAGGCACGGTATCTGCTACAAGTCGGTCTTGTTGAGTGCGCATTGAAAGTTACCCTCCTTTTAAGAGCTTTTCCAGCAAGGCTACTGTGAACTTAAGCCCCCGGATCAATGCCCGGACGATCTGTTTCGCATCTTCGCTCATTTCTCTACTGAAGGCCGCACTCCCATTCCTGTAAGATAACATCGCCAGGCGTGGTAGCCGCATGTAGAAGATGGAAAAATGGGACCACGGTTAAGGCATCGGTAAATGTGTAAGCCGCAACTGTAGTTGGAGCCGCCCCGTCAATCTTGTAGGTAACGACCCCGGCCTTACTGACATAGACCTCAAGGGTTTTGGTAGCGCCATCAGCCCAATTATCCGTCGTATCCGTCGTAACCGTTACGGCATCACCAACGATTGTCTCAATCTTAATATCCCCGCCTATAACGTTTAAGGCGGCCATATCGGCATAATCATCAATATTAGCCTGATAGGCCTCTGCCTTACGAAAACCGACGGCAACTTCATCGGCGCCGGAGACATCGGCGATACTGAATTTTAACTTGAAATAAAATTCGTCCGTCCCGATAACCATAGCTTGCTTTGACCTGGCAAGTATCCCCTGGCTATACTCCGCACCTTCATCGTTGACCTTATCGAGGGAAACCAGGAGTCCCGTTGCCACAAGTGAAGGAGCTAATATTGTCTGGCCAGCGCCAAGGATATGGTACTCAAACATATTCTTACCAAGGCCCATGACGTTTTCATCACCACCAGCGCCAGTGGCAGCCCCACCCGCCTTACCTGCCGTTACGGGGTCTGACTCGAATTGTTCCAGGGTGTATCTTTCAAAAAAGACAGTGTTGTATGGGACAATCGTTCCTAACAGCCCATTTTCATCACCCAGGTAGAGCTTGTTGATTCTCGCTTTATTAAAACTAATGTCTTCTCGCCTTGCCATGATTAACTTCCTCCTGTTAAGGGTTTAATTGGTTTAGCTTGAGCCGATAATGCCCATTCATGGGCTTTTTCACATAAAACAAGCAGGTCAATTACGGCCTGCAAACGGCCTTGGTTCTGCCGGTATTCCACTTCATCTATTAAATCCGCGCTTTTCAAGGATAACTCCTTCCTCAGCACGGCCAGGTATTCAAGAAAACCAGCTCTAAAATCCGTATTGCTTTGCAGCCTGGCTATAGCAATGAGCTCGCGCGGATCTGTGGGGACTGGTAGCCATCGCATTAATTTGGCCTCGGTGCGCTGGGAGTCCGTGGCGGTCCCATACTTGCCCCTTCATTAGGCCTACCACCCGCTGCATCAATAACAGCAGCGTCAGGTATAGCCATACCCTCTTGACCTGGCATAACTCCGCCTGGCGGTACCATCATAGGCGCTTGCTCCATCATTTTTTGACGGCGCTCCATGTCCTCTTTGGAAGGAATAATTTCCTCCGGGAGCTTAAGGCTTTTGCTCGTTTCTCTAAGGAGCGTGGCCCTGCCGGTTTCACCCATAATACTCATATCAAGATCGTTATTGGTCCGATCCATGAATTCCATCCGCCTGATCTGCAACTGTTCCTGGATAATCAGGTATTCAGAGGCCCTGGCGATAATGTTAATATCGCCCACTTTCATAATATCCTGATCGTACAGCATCAAATGGAGCCAATGCTCATAGATCGAAGGCTTGATAATATTTTCATCGACCTGGCTAACCACATTTTTCAAGGTTTTAGATGCCGCGTTCATAAGCATTGAGAGCCCGGATGCAGTTTTTCCCGCGCCCCCCACATCAGAGCTACCATAAATATATGCAGGGATGCCGCTTTGCTCAGATGCTTGCTCAAAGAAATACTCGTAAACTTTCATGAGCAGGTCTGACATTGGGTCAGGTTGAAAAAAGTTGATCGCGAACTTGCCCTGGCCGGTTGAATCACTTTTTGTTTTCCAGATCTTCCACGGCCACATGGCCTCAACATCCTCACCAGGCTGAATCCGGTCCATCATAACCTCGACTTGCGGACCGGAGGAAATGCCCAGGTTATTAATAAGCGTCCTGGCTATTGCGTTGCAGATCCTTTGAACATCACGCATAAGCTCAGGAGGCGCCTTGCCCCAAATAGAATCATTGACTGACTCGAAAGACGCAGCGTAATAAGGCCTCTGGCCCAGCGGGTGCGGATTAAGCCGCGCCATTACAATATACTGGCCAATCAACCAGGCGTTTACCTGATAATCAAGGTCAGCGTCCGGGACTTGATCCTTGCTCATACCCCACTCAAGCAGAGTTTTTCCTTGCGCGAAACCCCAAAACTCCACGGCATCAATCGGAGGGTCAGGATCATCAAACTCATTAGGCCGATTCTCGACGTTCGCGCGTTCCTGATCGACTGTAAGCCATTCCCGCAGGCCACCACTTCCATAATCATTAAGGACGGCCCGGATGGATGCTTCATCAAAACCAGGCACGCCTATCATAGCCACTAAATCAGACCGTCTAAGCCTGTGGCGCTCACACAGATACCCGTCTTGAATGTTCTTTGCCCCAGGTGACGGGTAAATATCAAATGCAGCCACGCGGCTGTATTGTCGCACATGCCTGTATTCAGTAGCAGGCACAAACTGGCCTGATTGATCTTCTGTCCAAACAAGCTTCTTTTTGCGCCGGATAATAGGCCCCTTGAAAAAAGCCGTCGGAAAGGTCACCAGGTCATCTATGAAATCAGACAATGCCGTGTAATATCCGCCCTCGACTAAATCATCTTCGATTCGAGCCTCGAACCGGTTTGTTGCCTCCTTGGCCCTTTCGGTCCGCTCCTTTTCCATACGGCCCTGTATTTCCTGGATGCGTTCGGCGATATTTTCGGCGCTTATTGCCTCGATGCCACCGTCAATCATCACCTGGGCAGCTTCCATGGTAACTTGTTCCTCAATCTGAACTTCCTCGGCCTCGGGAAGATCGGGCACGGGAGTTGGAGCAATCGACCATGGCTTTTCGCCTACCGGAATCATAATGTCTCGAATCCAGCTCTTTGCGGCCCTACACTTAACATTTGTCAACATCATGTAGACATCAGATCCGCCCCACTTGTTAATCAAGGCCTTGCGCTCAGGGTCATAGGTACCGTTCCTTTGCCTCACGCACCTTAAAAGCCTTGTCTCGATACTGATATTATCTCCAGTAGCCGAAGTTTTAGCATTCCGCGCGGCCTGCCATGCAGTTTTGACATGTTGAGCCAATCGGAGGACATGCGGTTTATCTTGGAGTTTTTGTGCAGCTTCTTTGTTGGCCACTTCCGCCTGGCGCCGGTCTATCTCAGAGTTTGAAACAATCCTTAGAAATCCATCACCCTGCTTAGCAGGAATAGCGGAGGTTGCAGCTTGAGCGTCCATTTAAAACCTCTTATTTTCCATCACGAAAAGTAACGTCACGTTCGCCGTTTATTCGATTACACCCGGACGCATAAAACACAAGGCCGATACCGGTCATAGCCTTAATGATTTTTTTATCCAGCTTCGCGTCAACTTTACTGTCTTTGTTGTAAATAACTTTCAAGTCCATTTATGTCCAGCTATGTCCAGCCGCCAGGATTGCGTCGGTCTGTATTCCTATTTTGGTCCCCGGACGCGACGTTTGTCCCGCCTAATTCAAACGTAGCCCTAAATCTATGCAGAGTTGCCATAGTTCTAAGGGCATCGGCCCCGTTGGAGTTATGTACTATAGCGCCGTTTTCCAAAGAAAAATGCCCCACTTCTGGAACAGTGAGGCACCAAACATCTTCTTTTTTATTTAGGTTATTTGTTACGGATACGACGCGCAACGGCTTTGCATGAAGGGGAGCAATAAATTTGGCTATGGCCGCTTTTACGAATAAGTGCGGGAAATATTTTCTCACAAACAGGGCAAACTCTTTCCTCACGTTTCCACTTTGTCCATGATTTAGAGCGTTTTGCCTGCCGGCTATGCCAGAGACGACCTGCTTCTGATCTATGCCATTCAGCCGCCTTCTGGCGAGCCTGTTGGGTAAAATGTTCATCTCGCTTTGAACAGTTTTTCTTCCAGTTATCAGAGAGGTGTTTTTTAATTGGTACGCACTCGAGGTTTGATAAATGATTGTCGGTAATGTCTGTGTTTTTGTGATGAATATGGCAATCATTTGGTGTAGGGCCAAAAGCATCTTCCCAAACAACCTTATGAAGATATTTACCGCCCTGGGAAAAATATTCTTGCTTATGTGGAGATACCCTAAACAAACGTCCATCAAAATATTGAGTGATGGGGTCAAGGAAGACAGGATCAATAAATTCTTCTGGAGGTCGTTTGCGTATTTCCACCCGTTCTCCGTTAAGAATAAATGATCCGGCGTACATCTCACCGTAATTCCGTCGTTGAACGTGACCGCCACAAGTTGGGCATTTCTCTTTGTTATGTGAGGATTCAGGTATTGCTTCCAGCCACATAGTGTTAAGACCTCCCCTTGATAAGGTAGGTCCATTATCTGATACGTTCCGGTACGTGTAAAGACTTTTGTTTCACCTGTCAGGCAGGCCCAATCATGCAAGGGCGTGGTCCTGTAAGAGCCCAGCGCCTCGTTCCATTCCTTTCGATAAGACTCCAAAGAGTTCAAACCAACATCTTTTTTCATATACCGCTTGGTTGTGTTGACTTCATCAAAGACACATATTCCAAGGATTTTACGGACCTGCTCTATACCGCTTTCCTTGCTTAATCTGGGAGCTACGTGAAATTGCAGGCCCAGCCCAGCGGCTGAATCAATCCGGCGCTTGCCACTATTCCCCCACTCTCGAACATTAATATCATGGGGAGCCCCATGAACTCCGTAATGGTAACCCTTTTCGAGCGTCCAGGCGTCCAGAACATTATGCTTGTAATGGTCCAGGCCCTCGCCTGAATCTTCGTGATAATCAATAATATGGATCTCACGCCCGACGTCTTGGGTGAACCAAATCGCTGTTGTATCATCCATACCGATGTCCCACCAGGTATCAACAAGAATTCCCGGCGTATACGGGACCTTTGAAATTCGGCCCTGTTCACGGATCTTGATGAATTGAGAAGCATAGAATGTCCCCATAATAGCGGCCTCGAACGCCTCTATCCAGGTTGACGGATGCTCTCGTTGCATATCATCGCCTTGCACATTCCATTTCTTGACGTACCAGGCCTTTTGCCACAGATCCAGCTTGACTCCATGTTTATCCCGCAGCTCATTGAAATATTTGGTCTGATATTCGAGGAAGGTAATGCCGAAGGGGTTAAGGCGGTTAAAGGCGTTTTCGTACCAGGCGAAAAAGAAGAATTTGTAATCCATCTTTGTCAGGTAGGACCCGAGCTGTTTTGCAGCTTGAGCGGTTTTCGTCATTTGGTAAAAATCGCCCTCGCGGCCCTCTGCCGTACTTTCGATGATTACATAATTACCCGGGTGAACTGTATTGAGTGATCCTGTCTTGATCTCACGGGCTTTTTCCGGGTACTTGGCACATATCTTGCCATATTCAGAATTGTGGACCACACCATTTACGGTCACATAATCATGAGGGGAGTCTTTAAGGGCTAAGTCATAGACATATTCCTCACCAGGCGCTATATCTATCTTTTTAACTCTTGCCCAATAATATTTTTTACCGCGTCTCCAAAACTTCCTGCCATCAGGATTAACACCATGCGCTATACGCCACTTACCCTTCCATGTGTTTATCCTGGGCAATGGTAATGAGTGTTCTTTCCTGTATTTCCAGTTGCCAGGGCCAAACAATTTTAAAACCCATACTTCTTCGCATTGCCTGTCGTAATAGTTTCCGCCTTCCCTGTGATAAATCGCAGGATAGCCATATCGTAAAGAAATCAATAATAGTTTAAGTTGGTCTAATAACTGCCTCCTAATTGACGTTACTTGTATTTCAGATGTATTCAAATAGCAGCCGTCACCATCAAAATAACCTTTAATCAAACCCCTCAAGAAAGCAGATCCAAGGTTCCAAACTGAGTCGGGTATGTATTTACTATCACTACCACCAAACCTTTCCTCTAAAAACCAAGCAAAATCTTTTGAGTTGACGTCAACTATTACGGTTTTGGAGTTTTTCACAGACCTGACCGAAATAAACTTTCCCTTGCTCTTATTTTCCAGAAACAACGCCTTAATTCTCTCAATTAGATGCTCGGTTTCATCTTCATGAATAGAAAATGTCACAACGGTCGGAGGGTTACCATTGCGTCTCCTAATTGTCCCCTCTGCTAAATAAAATCCTGAAAGCCAGCCTAAATTAAAATCCGGTTTAATCCTACTGTCTTCTTGTTGCCCAAAAGAGACCAGCTTGTCCCTCGATTTCAGGGAGGGCTCCCTGATAGGATATGCAATATAATCACCAGGCCTTAAGTCTTTCGCCCTTACCCATCGTGGCGAGGCCACATCGTGTCCTCTTTGGCCTCTTGATAAAACCCTGTGCCTGCCGGTTAGCTTAAGGGGCGCATAATAACCAAAAGAATCAATAGAATACAACTTCTCACCAAGGTCATTTAACCTGTTTTTCACCAGGGCTTTTACCGGTTGATAAGACCCCTTACTTGTTAAAACAAGATCCCCTGCCTTTATATCTGTAATTTTTTTGACAAATCCATCTTTGGTTAAAATTTCGGTGTCACCGGATAAGCAAACATGAAGTAACTGATAAGTTCCACTTCGACCGGACGTGGTTACGCGCAGGCTTGAGCCATTGGAGAAGCGGAGAACACGGGCGCTTGATCTATCGGCCCGGATCTCGCTCCGGATTGATTGAGGCAGGTTATCGTAGGCATGCTTGATGTTCCTGTGGAAGAAGTCCTCCGCGTCCTCTTTGTTGTGAGCGATGATAGCGGCCTGTATGTTTGAGGTAAATAAACAGGTATCCAGGAACAATATACACGCCTCAGTTGTAATGCCGTGCTGTCTCGATT